GCCCTAAAGCAAGGGAGTCTATTTCTAAAGTGTTAAGGACAATAGATATCGGAATCAAAAAAACTAGAAATAACGAAATGAAAAGAAGTTTAGCTTTAGATCGTGCGTTTCTTGTAGAAATGCTTAAACTTCCGTTAGAAACTGTAGATGATTCTTCTGAAGAAGAAAATAGAGAATAAAAAATGGGGGCAAAAAGCCCCCTAAGTTTTACCTTAAACTATCTCACAAGCACCACCAACACATGCTAACTCTTGAGAACCAATAGTATTGTCTTCTGTCTCAAGTGCTTCTAGGTCAGCCCAGTCTACATCTTTAGGCATACTCTCTAGCATTTCTTTGTACTTCTCATGGTCTATTTCTTCATAGGGAGCCTGTTGGTAGACATGATCGCTGTAGGGCAACAAAGAAATACCTGAACATATTTCAAAGTTTTCCCAGATCCACTGGGCTACCTGTAGAAACTCATCATCATTGTAGTAAACCGTAATGCTTGGTTTATGCTCACACCAGTGGTTTTGATAAGCCTTCCAAAGTTCTAACTGTTGCATAGCCCCTACATCCTCAACGGTAACAGAGGCATGTGGTGCTTTTACAGGGAAAGAAAAGACCAATGAAGACGGGGACATTACATCTTGCTCAACAGGAAAACCGCTGTTAGACATGAACAGAGCAAGAGGATCTTTTGCATCCGATCTAACTCTACGAACATAATAACTAGAAAAACGGGGATGGATACCAGAAGCAGAATTAACAAGCTGAGACACAGTGCCACTTGGCTTAACACATGTGATAGCTGCGCTTTGATTGATTCCCAGTTTCCTAGCCCATTCTTTATTTGTTGCAATAGATACATCTCTCATCTCCTCAAGCCAAGTAGGAAGCTCTGAAGGCTCCCCTCCTGCTAATATATGGTGATCCATTATACCAGTTAAGCTCACACCTAACAATGCTTCTTCTTCTGTGTTTCTTTTCCAACTATTCCTTAGATACCTAAAGTCAGTTAGGGTAGCCTGTAGTGTTCCAATGATTGAGGCTATTTTTACTTTCCTCTTTAAGTCCTCTAAGGTGTCTTGGGATCTAACTACTACTTCACTTAGATTGCAAAACTGATTACTTCTTAGGATAATCTCACTACAAGGATTAGTTCCAAAGTCTTTATCTGCTTCTCTTCTTTCATTCCTAGAAGCTATCTTCTGTGCGGCTACTCTACTAAAGATTCCCCTTTCACCTGCTTTACTCTCATAAATGTTTTGCATTTCAGACAAAAAGGATTCAAAGTCAGGCTTTTCAGTATAAGCTACAGAGTTATTTGCTAATGCTCTTTGTGCTTCATTCCTCCACCAATCGCCTGACTTAGCTTTAGCCATTCGTGGATCAGACAGATTAGACAAAGAGATTAAAGCACTACGTCTTACGCCACCCACTACCACTATCTCAGCGATCTTACAGACAACATCATGGCACTCTATGGATGTCAGCTTTCTACCTGCTGCTTTCTTAAACAACTCAACACAGAAAGTAAATAAATCTATTAGCGGGTCAGGCCCACTAGCTCTACCACCAAATACTTTTAGTCTAGATCCTGACGGCCTTACTTTAGACATATCCCATTTGGGTATCTTACCTGCATAAAGTAAACTAATTAGCTCCCTAAAGGCAGAAGCCCAACCAATCTTACTGTCTGCTACAACTATAGTGGTATCAGTATTGTGGAAAGTCTCAGCAATATCAGGAAGTTTATTAATGAACTTTCTTTCTACACTAAAGCCTACGCCAGTACCGCACATAAGAACATACATTAGTTCATCAAAACTTCTAGGGTGGTCTATGTGTAGATAGCTACAATTAAACCCTGCTACATTGTCTAAGTCTAACGCCTTACCTGCGGTCATTAGACATCTCATACTGGGCATAACTTCTAGGTTAAATATAGCATTAAATAACTCTAAGGCTACTTTATCATCTATCTGTCCACGGTTTTTCCAAAAGTCTACATAACGATTAACTGTTTCATGCCACGCCTCTCTACGTCCTTTTTCTGGTAGCCACCTAGCATAACGTGACTTGTGTATAAACTCCTGATACTGATCCATTTCCATTACTGTACTTCCTCAATAAGTTTGTTTAAGTAAAACGATGCTTTCTGTAAATCCTCTAAGGGTTTCATCTTATAGTTATATCTCCAAACATACTTCATAAGGTTACCTTTACAGTATCCTTGAAACTCTAATGTAGTCATACTGGCCTTTATTGCTTCTATGCACTCAACACCACCCATGTTATAGTGCTTGGGTCTGTTTACTGAATCACTCTTTTCTTCTAAATTAGAGATATGTTTATGTTTAATATTTGCTTTTGTCATCTCATCTCTGGCTTTATTTCTTGTTACTCTATCCCATTCTTCGGGAGTAACATCATTCAAACTCGTCATTTCTATAGTCCTCCATAAATTTATCTACACACATCATTAGCCTATCTTCAAAAGCAACAAGTATATCCTCTACAGAAATATCAAGAGCTTCACAAACCAAAGTAACATCGTATTCCTCTGTTATGGCTTCCTTTAATTCCTCAAAAGTTAGAGACATGGTTTCTTATCCTTGATGTACTTGTGTAATTCTGAAATTGTATTTGCAGTATAGCATAAAAAGCCTTCCTTTGCACACCATTCTTCCATAGTTGTCTTACTATTTTTCCTAATTTTTTTCTTCTTACTGGACAAAATAAACACAAGCTCCCACCCTTCGTCCTTTAGGGAGTCTCTTATTGCCTTGTATTTCTGTATGTCTCCTGCCCTAAAGAATCCCTTACACTCTATTAATATCTTTTTCTTTTCATGTACAAAGTCTGGAACGTAGTGCCTATAGGTAACATAGGGTAATCTATACGGTTCGTAAAGATAGTCCGGCTTCTTTAACTGTAAAGCAACTTGTTTTTCTAACCCTGATCTATACTGTTGGCTCAAGGGATATCTCCATAACTTTAGGTTCAAACTCAACATGACTAAAGAATCTAGGCCCACCTGAATATGCAAATGCTCTTAGGTCAGGATAGCAATGTGCTTTAAACTGACAATAAGAACACCCTGCTTGTAGTTTTAAGTTTCCTGACTTACCATCCGGTACAGGATCAAAACATACCTTTTCGGGTTCTACTGGGTTTTCTACTATTCTTTTTACATGCTTAACTCTATCCCTTATGTCTCCCTTTATGTAGTCATAAATGGGTGCTTGAGTATCCTTTAGGTCATACTTTAGGTAAGTTAAGGTTCCATTTACTTTATCCATAGCTAACCACCCAAACTCTGTTTCTCCTTCTGAATGGGCATAGGCTTTTATCTGATCCAAATAACCAAAGGGATCATCCATAGCCAAGGTTCCGTCCTTAAACTTCTTAAAGCCAAAGGAACTAGCGGATTTTACATCAGTAACAATACCGTCTATCTTACAGTCCATACTTCCTTGTACACCTTCTACTTCACATCTCTTTTGTTCGTCAGTAACACTATGTCCTGCCATACGGGTAAAGAATAACAACATCTCCTCAACCAAATGGCCGTACATAAACTTAACGTAGGTGTTGGGCCTGATAACTTCTTTCTTTGTACCATTAAAGTGATTCCAGAGGAACTTATCAGTCTTACCTATGTTTGATAATCTAAGTTTCCTATTATCCTGTCTCTTTTCTCTGCCAAACTCCTTTCGCATTAGAGCCTTGACGGACTCCCCAAATTTCTCTATCTCAGCTTCAACATCTACAGAACTGTCAGCATCCTTAGTCTCCATGAGTTTATAAATATCTTCAACTACCGTATATATTTTTTTCATTCTATATGCTCCACAAAAGAACACGTATTTGTTTCCAAGTCTACTTTAAACACACAGACACCTAGTTCTTTCTGTCTTTTTGTTCTAAAATGGCCCGTGCTCTGTGTCTTTACGTCTATAAGGATAAGCTCACCATCCTTTAATACAATTAAATCAATAGGGCCAGTTGAGCTTGAGTTTCTAAAAACTTCCCACCCTCTATCCCAAAACCAAGTAGTAGCTATAAGCTCAGAAAGCTCACCCTTTCTCGACCCTAATGGGTGGTTATTAGTGAGTTTCTGCCCAGTTAGCTCCAACTTTGTATTCTCCTGCAAGTGGACATCCGAGCTTGTAGTATTCTCCTGCTGCTTTAATACATTCAGTCGCCAAGTAGCCAAATTTCTGTGCCATCTCCTGTTTAACTTCTGATTGGATTTCATCATGTATGTTCCCTACAATTTTATATTCAATTTTCCATAGTTTTGCGTACTCATCCAAAAGACATAAGGATTTCTTCATTACTATGGCCCCTGCTGATTGTAACAATGTATTTAATGCACTGTGTTCTGATCGTATACTGACCCTTCTCCCATCCAATCCCTGAATATAACCTCCACTAGCCTTTCCTGTAACTCGTTTTCGTAGCTCATTAAGTGATGGCGTATTTTCGAGGAATCTTTCTTTAAGTCGTTTACCATCGCTACTGTTTCCTCCAAAGAGGCTTCCAATTTTAGCATTTCCGGCCCCATATAAGAAAGCATAAATAAAAGTTTTAGCTTGATCTCTTGTTCTAAGTCCTGCAAGATTTTGGTTTGTAGTATGTATGTCTCCGTTGAGTATTTCATTTGTGTATTCCTCACTTTTCATGTAGTGTGCTAACATTCTAAGCTCTAAACCTGAAGCATCTACACCCACAAGAGAGTAACCTTTAGGTACAGACCAACACGCCCTACACTGTTCTCCATAAGGCGAATATACGGCAGGAACTTGAGCAGTGTTGGGGGATGAATGTGTCATTCTACCAGTAACAGCACCGTTAGAGTTAACATACCCTCTAATCCTACTGTCTTCACTGTCCACAGAATCCAACCAAGAGCTAACCTGTGCTACACGTTTCTGCAACATCAAGTATTCAGCTATCATGCTGACTTCTGGAATACCCTTAACTTCCTGCAATACTTTCTCATCTACTATGGGGTGTCCTTTTTCGGTAAACATCTCTGGTTGCCAACCGAAATACTGTAGGTGTCTTCCTATCTGTTGTCTTGATCCTAGATTAAAAGGTTCCCAATCAATCCTAGAAAACCAACCTTCTGCGGTTTCCCATGAATCACCTAAGAACTTTAGGCCCACTATGGACTTAGTGCCGTCCTTCTTAATCTTCGGTGTTACTTGTTTAACAAAAGTAGGTAAGGGTTTAAAACTTTTCTGTACCTTTTCCTCTAATTCATTTTTCTTCTCCTTTAGTTCAGCCAATAAGATAAAGGCTTTCTCTTGGTCAAACAACCAACCATTACTAATCTGTTTAGCTATTATCTTTTGTGTCTGATGCTCTAAAGAAATAGACTCGTCAGAAAAAAACCGCAGCTCTTTAACAAGTTCATTATATGCTGCCCTAGTAACCCTAACGTCCTGTATGCAATATTCTTCCATCTCTGGTGTAAGCATAGACCAATCAGAATGCTCTCCTTTAGGGCCGCCAAGGATATCTCCCCAGTTCCTTAAAGAGTGTCCACCTTCCCTGTTGGGACAAGCAAGTCTGGATAAGACCAACGTATCACTATGCTTAAACCCAGAGAAATCTATCTTCCACAATCTCTCCAAGACAGGAACATCAAAAGCAATAGAATTATGGCCTACAATGTGCTTATCCTTTAGGTTGGACAGTAACACCCTAAAGTCCTCTGGTTCTTTGATAATAACTGCTTCCTGATTATCAACAATACAACCAACACAGAATATCTCAGTGGGTTTTAGACCGTCAGTTTCAATGTCAAACCAAAGCATTAGACTTTCCTTTTTTAGAAGTCATCAGAAACCTCCAAAGGACAGCTAGTCTCCTCCATTCGTCCTGTGTCCTTGTTGTAGTAAAGATAACAGGCAGGGCCAGTAAGACCACTAAAGCGATTCTTTAGCACCCTAACGGTAGTTGTGTTCCTAATATAAGGATCTGCGTTCTGTTGATCTCTTTCTAAACCAATGACCATATCCGATAGCTGTGCAATGGCCGCTGAACCCCTAAGTTCCGCTAAAGATATCTGCCCACCATCCTCATGTGCCTTACCTTGGGGTCTTCTCAGGTGAGACACTAAGAACAAGCCTACACCTGTCTCCTGCACAAGTTTTCTCAGGTTAGTCATAATGGAGTCAATGGCCTTCCTTTCATCATTAACTTCTTGGTCACTAACGACTATGCTTAGATGATCCAGAATAATCCACTTACAGTCTAAACCTCTAGCCATGTATCTAACCCTAGCTAGTAGGTTATCCTCTGAAGTAGATCCCCAATGGTCAAACAAGTACACCCTTCCAGTTCCTAATGTTTTCTCCCAATATGTCCTCTTATCTTCTCTGGTTATATTGTCATTAAGATGTAAAGGTTGATTAGCTTCTATGGACATTAAACCTAAAGCAGTTCTAGGGATATCTTCCTCTAATGCCAATATACCTATATTGTCCTCAGTTGCATCTAGGATGTAATGCTGTAGCTCTCTGACCATTTGAGACTTGCCCATACCGGAACCACTGGTAATTGTGACTAGCTCTCTCTCCCTAAACCCAAAGGTAAGATCATTCAAACATTGCCAAGGATAAGGATAAACTAAGACATCCTCCCTATCCATGAGTAAATCCCAAGTGTCCACACCAGAGATAATCCCGTCAGGCTGATATGTCTTTGCATTCCACCATTCCTTAACAAAAGCAGACACCTTATTCGCCACTAGCATATCACTAGCGTCCTTCATGGGTAAGGTTACATTCTTAGCCTTGTTGGGTGAAAATAGATCCAAGACACTCCTAGCTGCATCCTGTCCTGCCTTGTCATTATCAAAACATATGACCACACTCTCAAAAGTTTCGAGATATTCTAGGTTCTCCTTTATATCTCTAACGGCACCACTACAACCTGACCTAATGGAAACCACGGGCCACTTATTATCAAACATCTCACTTACTGATAGGGCATCCTTCTCACCCTCAACTATAGTAATAAACTTCTGTCCAGTTCTAAATTTAGATTGTCCAAATAAACCTACGTTGGTAAAATGACCAGTCGTAGAAAATTGCTTAGAGTCAACTACTCGCACTTTAGTGCCGACAATCTCATCTGTACTTTTATCCACATAAGGATAGTGGTGCTTAACTATTTTACCCTTCGTATCGTATTCTACAGACACACCATATAGCTTCATTGTGTCTTTAGACAGCCTCAACTCTGGAATAGCCGCTATTGTTCCTATCATCTCTACTCTCGCCTTTTTAGTTGGTGTGTGAGGGACAAACTCAGCATCCCCTTCTTTATCTGCTGTTGCTGCTTCATAATGATGACACCCAAGGGAAAAACAATACCCATGCCCATCCGAATACCTACCAAAATTATCCTTAGAGCCACACTTTACGCATGGCTCATGGTGGGAAAATTTATTGCTCTTTTTCCGTTGGGAAACAACGGCCACTAAAAATCTCCCATGTCGATATCAGCTAAAGACAAGACTTTAACTTTGTTTAGATAAGTAGCAACACCGTGGACTGGGTGAGGATTACCTAAAGTATAAGCAATGCGAAGTTTAGAACCTCTGGTTATATGCCCAGTGAATGGCTTACCTTCACCATCAAAGACAGGGATATCATATTTAGACACAAACTTACGTTGTCCTGTTCCTTCATAATCTTTTACCTTTACACCTTTGTTCTTTAATTCATCTACTACATCTTCTCCCAAAGACAGTGTAAGGGCATACTTACCTGTAGATTGCCCGTTGTACTCCTCATGCTCACTAAGGTTAACGAATGCTGCACTACCTTCTAATACTGACATATTGATACTCCTAAGTTAGTTAACTTGTTGTTTAAAAAATTAATTACCTAAATGGTAAGATTGGATTATACCATATTTTTACTGCTTTGTCTTATACAACGTCCCCTTTTTAAAAATCATCTTCGCCACAATAACTATCCTCTAGTAAATCCTCTATGGTTAACCCGTTGGAAAGTAAGAAAGTTTTTCCACTTTCAACAAGACATAAGGTGCACAAATCATAGTACACTCTAGTATAGTTATCGTCTTTCCTGACAAGTTCCCGATCATTTAATATACAATTACAGGCTCTACATTTAGACATTTTAATTCTCCTTTAATAGTCCTCTAAAGATGTGTGCTATAACATCTACTGTCCACCCGTTACCTAACATTCTATATCTCTGAGTGTTAGAAACTCCCTCTGTATAACCCTCTGGGACAGTTTGAAGTCTCTCACATTCAAGAGGATCAAGTTTTCTTATACCTGAACCCCTTAATGTAACTGAGGGTATACTACCTCCCCCTGAAGCCGCTCTAAGGGTTACAGATTTATTAAAGTGAACTCTAGGTTTCTTCTCTTTAAACCCACCGTAAATGTTAGACAACATCGGTTCTTTTACATCGCCTAACAAAATGTCTTTAAGAAAAATACCTTTGTCCTTTGGCAGCGAAAGTATAGGAATATTTGTCCAGTATAAGCGTCTACGACTCTGTGCTGATACAAGACTACTATCAATTTCTATAGGCTCAACACCCATATACTTACTGATAATGTCCTGAGATTCTTGTTTCATCTTAACATTTTCTAGCAAGAAATACTTAGGCTGTATTTCTTCCTTAATTCTTATAAACTCAAAAAATAGTTCACTTCTAGGATCATTAAAGTTTAACTGTTTACCTGCAAAACTAAACCCTTGACAGGGCGAACCACCTATGAGAAGACCGATATTTAAACCGTCAGACTGATTATCAGCAATCTTAACATTTCTAATATCTCCAACTTGAACCGTATCTGGATAATTAGCAGAAGAAACTTTAATCGCATACTTATCTATTTCACTCGCATAATACTTTTCGTAAGACACACCCGCGCGATCTAAAGCTATACGTCCACAGGACATACCGTCGAATAAACTTAATACATTCATTTTAATTTTCCTCTTTAATAGTCCTCACTTTTATCCTCTTCCTCTATGTTTTCAAATGCTCGAAGATACTGGTATTCATTCCAGAGACTCACTAATTCGTCTCGTTCCATCTTCCGAAAAACATCTAAGTTGTGCTGCCAAACTATATCTTTGGCTTCTTGC